CCACTAGGGTCAACGCTGAGAACACTCCCTGTGTACTCAGAGAACATGTTTGAGTGCCCAGCGACTGCGTACATGTAGTCCCCAGCCATAGCTAGGTTAGGGATATCCTTGATCATCCTATCAGGGTGTGGGAGCCAGTTGATCTCCATGGGGGCCTTAGAGACCTCTGTGGGCATGATCAACAGGTCTTTAACCTTCAGAGGGAACTTCTCCATGTCACTCAACTGAGTGTTCAACATGAATTGCAGCTGGAAGCCAGCCTTCCCGTATTCAGCCTCACGGTCAATCAGGTCTGCCTTATCGAACCGCTCAGGATCAGAGGGTTCCCCTGACTGCCCCCTCTCATACATCTTCCTGATAAACGGGGCGAGGTCATTAGAGTACACAGCCATCTGAGATTTCGTGGGCACTAGGGCTGGCCAGATGCGCTTCGCAAAGGTGCTGGGGAGTTTGTTGTAGATGCTATCCTGAGTTTGAGGTGTCCCCAGATAGATAATCTTAGCGCTGGGGAGCGGCTTCAAGATAGCTGAGTATTCTTTGGTTCTCTCAAGGAGCTTCTCGCGCATATCCGAGGTCATCGAGTTGTTGACGACCTCAACGTCATCAGAGACGATGATGTCTGCACGGCTCCCAGTTAACTGCGAGGTAATCCCCAGCGATCTCACTGATGGGCTCTGATCGGGCACAGCAGGCCCAACATCAAATTCAATCTTAGACTGCCGCTGCTCTGCTCTAGGCTTCAGGTGGGCCAACACAGGCATCTCTAAGAGTAACCTCATGGTGAACGTAGTGAAGTTATCAGCCCTGTTCTTAGAGGCTGAGACAACCATGATCTTCTTCTGGGGGTCCTTATAGAGTTCCCAGAGGACATACGCACTCGTCACAAAGGACTTACCACACCCTCGAAACGCCTCAATACAGACTTTGTTGGGTCCGTTCTGAAGGTAATTAGCCATGTCGTACTGGAGAGGTGTAGGGTCGGGTAACTCGATGTGCTTCCAGACTAGCCAGAGGAACTTCCTGAAGTCCTCCTTTAGTGGGTCTTTTTGCTCCATATTTGTAACTGCTCCTGAACTGTAGGTATTTATATCCTCTAAATAGCCCCTAGAATCGATTTTAAGGCCCTCTGAGGGGCCATCTCGATTAAATTCAATGTCCGAAAAGGGGAAGAAAAAGCAGGCTACTCAGAGGCGCTTAAAATGGACGCCACTTTTAGTACGCAAAGACTACCTTAGGCATCTCAGGGTATATCAGCTGCCTACAGTCAAGATGGATGAATGCTCTGTGCACTCCGATACCGTAGAACCCCATCTGCATCGCTTGGTTCACGATAGTGTACTTAAGGTCACCTGTGGCAGCAGAGACATCCGCTGCGACACCCTTAGAGTGAAACCCAGGTTTATCCTTTTTGGCTTCAACTGGGTGTGTAACATCCCGGTAGCCTGATGTGATCACTAAAGGGAACCCACAGCGTTCCCTGAGTTCATCCATATACTGGAGGAAATCAGGGTTCATGGCGTTCTTCCCAGTATACTTACAGTCAAACTCAGAGTTATTAAAATACTTCATACTCAATCTATTTCATCATTAGTAAACACAGGGAGAGTATCCGCTAGTTGATCTAGTGGTGACCCCGGTTTTCTTATGCCTTCTATTTGGTTATCCTTTAGGAACTTCACTGCGACACTTAACTCAGCTGCCGTAGCTTCACCTGCGCGTACACGCTTCAGGAGGTCCTTAGCGACCTCGATGTGGAGGTCCTCAAAGAGTGCCTCTAGGATGTTATCGTTAGACATGCTATCGCTCCCACACTAACTGCACCCCAAGCCCACTCAGCTTTCTCTGTGTCCCATCCCGTCAAAGGGACGAAGTAGACAGCAGCCTTGAGGAAACCGACCATCAGGATCAACGTACCTAGAAGCACTGACTCGACACCCATAATCAGGAGACCAATAGGGGCAGTCATAGAAACCCCTGTGAGGGCCATTCCGATTACTCTTGCTTTCTGATCGAGAGGGTTGCTGATTAGCTTGGTGATCCACTTAAATGCCTCGTTGTCTTCGTTGAGGGAACCATCGTGTCTGGGGAAGTAAGAACCATGACCAACAATAATCCCGTACCAAGCCAAGGCAGGGACAAGTGCAGCCCAGAGTTCTAAAAGAGGGGCCGTAGCGAGACCTAAGGTTGTCGCGAAGAGACCCCTACGTACAACTCTAGGGCCTAGTAGCCAGCCAAAGCTTTCTTGGCTCATTCCCCTCCAGCGGTACGTGAATGCACCAGCGATGGAGAAGATGATTGGTAGGAGGTATGTCATTATGGAGTGTTACTCTTCTTAAAGCTTCTGCCTACGCTCTCTGTGAGTCCACCACCAAAGTAGAAGATGACGATAGAGAGCATGATCTCCCCGATGTAGAACTCAGAGAGAAGCGACTTCACTTCCTCAATGTTCTGAGCGTGTCCCGTGAGGACCAACCCAAGTGTCAGGAAGAACGTGAAGAGAAACGTGAAGGAGAACATGAGAGCTAGGTACCTCTGGGCAACCTTAAAGGGCGCATAGGCTTTCATTAGGTCTATCTTGGCCTTGGTCCTTGATTCCCTGTCCTCCTCTTCAGAGGTATACGCGTCATCAATGAGTTCCATCCCCTTCTCGAGAACCTTACCGTTCCCAAGGATAGAACCCACTGCTGTAATGAGTGATAGGAGCATATCAGTTACACCTTTTGTCCGGTTTTGCGCCCCAGCAGGACAAACACATTAGAGTTATCTTTTGTTTCGACTGTCCAAACCTCGCCGTGACCCAGTGCACCCTTAAAGTTCAGTTGGTGCTTCTTAAGGGTTACAGAGACTGGGTGCTTAAAGACCACACATAGACCATGCTGATAAAACAGGCTGATTGCCTCCAAGTAAGCATCCTCAGAGGGCGCACTAGCAACCAACAGGATAGCCTTTGGGTCTAAGCAGACCCACACGACACCCACGGCTTCCTCTGCGGAATACGAAGGGGGGAGTTGGGTGTACTCTAGGTCAACATTGGGTAGTGGTGCAGGTGGCTTAGAGGCTACCTGAGTGGTCTGACATGCAGACAAAAATAAAGCCACCGCAAGGGTGGCTAGAATCGTTTTCATGTTTTGCTCCGAAAGAGGCCCTCCCTGTTTTACACAAGGAGGGCCACTAGTTTATCGCTTATTTGTGACCGACTGTTGTATGCCAGATATACGCAATGAGTGACGTAACGGTTGCACCAAGAAGCCATACGCCTTTCATTAGGAACGACTTGTTGAGCCTTTCCTCTTTCATTACGTATTTCTGTACATCAAGCCGTAGGAGGTCGACTTTGGAATCTACCTTACCTACTTCATTGATGATTTCATGGTTACGTTCTCGTTGGTACTGCTCAAATGCTTCCAGCTTCTGTCCGCGTAAAGCCTGACCGCGACGGAGTTCTTCGATAGCTGCCCAGATTGTAACGGCACTTTCTCGTCTGTCTTCCATCAATGTGTCATCAGTTTTTAGACGGTGTGCGGGCATCACCTTGCCCTCGCCTGCTCAACACCGTCGCCGCCAAACGGGTACTCAGCTAAGGCTAGGTAAATATATGTTTTGCTACTGTTGTTAATATCACTTACAGCACGAGGTTTGAAGCCGTTTGCTGTGAAGTCTAATGACGTTCCGGCATCTTCCTCATTTGGAAGGTTAGGCGATAGGTTGGCGTCGACAACGTTGTAAGGGTCACGGGCATTATCAAACATCACCCAATCTTGGCTATCGTCTATATTCTTGATTAAAACGAACGCTGGTTTAAACCCGCTTGCACCATCATCCACGACAACATACGGCCCATCTGCATCGCCGTTGCCGGTGTAACTACCGATGCCGATTAGGCCGGAGGTGCGGGCGAAGGCGTAGAAGATACAGTTATTGATCCAATCGCTATTGCCGAATGAAAATACGGAACTCGTAGGTGCCGTGTTGTTCCACATGGCACGAGGTATTGCGGCACTAGTGCTTTCCAAGAACAGTGCTTTGGTTTCACCTATATCCTTATGGTAGACACCCCAAGAATACGTATTATCACGCGGCTTTCCGATAATCATCTCTGGTGCTTGACCCATACCGTGGCCAATAGTTCCACTACTGGTCGCCCCAACATTTGAATTGATGATGGCAAAGCCGTTATGGTCGGCTACGGATACCGTCGAAGAAATCGAGCCGTCAGTGTTAGCAGAACCAGCGCCACCGGCTTTAAGCATCCACATGATGCAACTCTCTGAGGCGGTATGGTTAATACCGAGAGCATTTGTTGCATCGTTACCTAACGTCACGCCACCGGCGTCGAATGTCTTTAACGTGTCAGATTCGCTTGCTTCTGCTTGGGTAAGGTTGGAACTCAGCCGGTTCCCAGCACCGCGTAGAACATCATAAATGAGATGCCTATCGGTTTGGTCACGGTTCTTCTGCCATACGAAGTCGGGAGTTACATCATTACCCCCCGCATCTGTAAAGCCAGTGACCTGAAGTCCATCCGAACCCGTTGTCGTGTAGGTGACTGCCTTGAAGTAAGCTGACGGATCGGTGATGGCGGGGGCGGGGAGGTTTTCGGTCGAAAGCTCAAGAAACCCGGTCGGCTTCGTAAAACTCCAATCCGCTTCTTCAAGCAATGTCGAGGCCGACGACGGAGTGACAATACCGAAGGCGCAAAACAGCATTTGCGTTCCAGCCGTATAGGTCATTGTTGCGTTGGTGCCGCTGCCCGGTTCATCTGATGATCGGCGTGTGCCGGAACTGTCGAACCAATAGAGCGTTGAGGCACTGTCATCCCACCAGCCGACCCAAGCCTTTCCGTCGTCGGCGTCCAGGGCCACAATCATTTGGTCGCCAGAGGCGAAGTTGTATCCGGTTGCGGTTACCGTTCCGCCGCTTGCAACCACGACTTCGGTCGGGTCAACGCCCGAACGATCATAGATGCTGCAAGAGTCAGACCCGAAGTCTGCGCCACCGGGGAACGCATTGCCAGCTGTGCCGGGTGTGAATGAGGCAACGGTTGAGATGCCAATCCCATGCGCCATCGACCCAGCCCCAAGGTCTGGCATATCGCAAGCGATGATGTATTTACCGCTAGTGACCGAAATGGTCAGTGCGGCATTCTGCCAATAACTTGCATCGTTCGCCGCCCATGAGCGGTTGCCGTTTGACAGTGTAAGTCGCCCCGCTGTCGGTTGATAGTAAAGCGGGTTTACGACGGCTCGGTTCCCATACCCATTCGTCGCATCATTGGTCGGGCTGTCGTTGGTGGCGGTGATGGTGCCGGTCTTGGTGACACTATGTGCCGTACCGGAACGGGTCAGCGTCCCCGCCGCCATGTCGGTGCCGCCAGTAATTTGCACACCGTTGGTTCCGAGTGACAGGCTAGAGGCGTCTGCAATGCTCCAACCATTCCCGACCGCTTCGCCGTAGTCGCTGATCGAAGCCGCAACACCGTCTTGATAGGTCAGTCGGGCAATCGCCAAGTCGAGATAGCCAGAAGTCGTCCACGGCTTGCGACCGATATAATGGGCTTCGGTGTGGCCGAACATACCGTTGTCGCCGGTCGGCGCATCACTGGTGTCGAATGCTGCAACAGCCGTGCCGTTCACATAGAGCGTGACCGTGTTGCCGTTGCGAATGACGACGACTTGATACCAAGCGCTGTAGTCGCGGAACAGTGCGGTCGTTTCGTAGTGCACGACTGTTGAGCCGCCAACGATAATCTCGTAGTGGAGGTTGCCGGTGGCGTCGATGTAGAGCCGCTCGACGTTGTTGCCTGCGCCGTCGCTGGCCGTGAAGATATGTTGATCGGTGGCAAGCGAAAACAGCTTGAACACCGCTTCAACCGTCATCACCGTGCGGCTATCGCCGGTTCCTGCCGGGGTCCAATTGTGATGATTTGCCCCAGCGTCAGCGAAGTTCGCGCTGCCCTCGATGACATACCCGCCAGCACCCGGCATAAGGATTTTAAGAGGAGGAAGGTTTAGCATTATGCCACCGTTGAGTTAGGAGCCAACCACGTATTCGTGGCGATCTTCAAGAGAGACGCCCCAGCGTACTGCGCCAGGGTGAAGCTGCCAGCAGAGACCCCATTGATCGTAACGCCGGTATCACCAGAAACGGTAACCTCACCTGCGCCAATGTTGACAACATCAATACGGGTTTCATCCGCCGTGAAGGCAACCGAAGCGTTCGTTGGGATTGTGACGGCTACGGCACTTGCGTTACTTAGCGAGACAGTCTTGAGGTTATCCGTCAGTGCCAGTGTGTACGTGGTGCCTGTCTGAGCGTTACGCCCAGCGATTGCCTTGGTGGGATCAACAGCGTCATCCGCGAGTTGCGTCGTATCAACACCACCTGTTCCCACGCTGATCGTGCGACCAGACTGCGTGATCGTGGTGCCATCAACGACAAAACGAGAGATCAGACGAGCCGACCAATCATCTGGGGTTCCATCAATGCTGATGAAGTGGACAACATCACCGACAGCCGTAAGCCCGGTGTAGTCTGCTGCTGCACCGTTGATCGTGTCAGTGCCGTCCCGCGCAATCGTGATGCTGTTGGATGCGTCAAGAACTTCAAAGCCAAGCGTCAGCCCGTCCGTTGTTCCGACAGCAGGGAGGTTGATTGTGATCGACCCGCCACTAGCGTCGAGAATGTAATACTTACGAGCATCCGTGGTTTCGATGTCCGTCGTGCCGGACGTGATGGAAACAACGTCAGCCCACCCCTGCGCCGCTGCCGCTGCTGCCGCTTCGCTTGCCGCTGCGTTAGTCTCTGAGGTTCCAGCGTTGGTTTCACTGACAGCCGCCGCTGCTGCTGATGCAGCTGCTGCTAACTCAGAGTTATACGCTGCTGCCGCTGAGTTTGACGCTGAGGATGCACTAGCAGAGGCTGACGCTGCATTTGATGCGTTAAGAGCAACAGCAGACGCCAACGTCGCTGAATCTCTAGTGTCCACGTAGTTCTTAGTGGCAGCATCCTGAGCAGAAGTGGGGTCCGCTACGTTTTCAATCTGCTGAGACGTAGCGTCATACTTGATCCCGTCAGTTCTCAAGGAGTATGTTGCATCATCAGCTGCTTCTTGCACAGCGTACAACAGCTGATCATTCTGGTCGTTGTGCAGAGCCGCCGTCTGGACAGAACCATCAACGAAAGTCGTAGTTTTAGAGGTAATCGGAGTGTTCCGAGTGATGATAACATCACCCGTGGGCGCTGGGGAGATACGGACAACTGACGGTGACGGGAGTGTGAACGAGGTGCTTACCCCGTCCACAGTCGCCGAGAGATCACTTGAATCTAGATACCCGAAGGATATCGCGTAGTCCGTGACTGACCCCGTCTGACCCGGATAGGAGACGGAAGCAAAAGCCATGTTAATTCCTTAGAAATTCTGGGAGTAGTTTTTCGTCCACAAGGTTGGGACTGAGTTTGAAGGCTCTAGCCTTAGCGATAACTTCAGCTGGGAGTACATACTGAAGTTCAGGGTTTTCCTGAATTAGCGTGTAGTAGGCAGCTTCACGGTAAGCATTAATGATACTACCCATGATCTCTGTGCGAGGCCCAGGTTTACCATTAGCTCCGTAACCACCGTCCTTATAAGCGTTAGACTGAAAGGCAGCGGATAGGGCTTCTTCAAGTGTCTTGCCGTTGTACACTACAGTACCACTGAGTTCCTTCCAGCGATCATACGCCGAGCGAACCCCT